GCGAACGATTCCACCGTCAACCGTGCGGAGACCAAAGGAATCCAATCCAACACCGTGCCCCATTGCTTCCATGGCGCAGTAATGCCCGAACAATTCAGGACACAACACACGATCAGCGTAGCGCTCAACACGGAATGAGGCAGCACGGTTATACAGGGATTCCAGGGAGTCAACACCGTTGCACTGACAGAATGCCGCGGCAAGTTTATCTGCAGCACGAAGGTACTCTGCAGGGGTTTCATCGGGCATAACATCGAAAATCTCAACGCCTGACAGGTTCATTCCGTCTTCCGATTGTTCCTGTTCAGTTGCCCAAGCATCAGCGAATGCAGCAGTAGCCATTGCTACTTTGATCGTGTTGGAGATGGTCATTGGGTTCCTTGGGTCTTTGGTCTCATCAGTACGGGCGTTACCCGCATACACCCAAGGAGCACCGCTCCGCGATTCTCATGTAAGGGTGTTTCGACCTGTGTTACACAATCAACGTACAAAGGGCTTGTCTAACCATTGACCCAATGGCCAAGATTGATTACGGGTGTAGCAACTATCTTTGAACACAGCTTCTTTTTCTCCAGGAAACACAGTGTTTTCGTACCATTCAGCATCAGTGCGAAATTGCGGGGCGTAGTACCTTGTTTCAGTACCACCCGAATCACAAGGGCGCTTACAAGCCCATGCAGGTACGTGTTCCATAGTGAATCGGTGCACGTATTGGGTTTTAGCTTGTGAAAGTGTCAGACGGCGTGCCATGATGGTTCCTATTGAGTAGTGTGAGAGTGTGTTGGTATGTCTTGTGCAACTATCAGACCGAAAAGCCTGTATCAGACCCAGCGAGTACGAATACATAGTCGCCATTGGGCACACATCCACCGACCCAGGAACCCTTGTAACCTGCTTCCACGGTCCAATCCAGTTGACGCACCAACTCCTTTGCTGCAGCTTCGTGGTTACCCTCTACTGACAACTCATGGTCCCAATGAACCGTGAGGGAACCTGCAGCACATGTTGCTTTGATACGCGATCCCTTCGTGTTCGTTGCGCTGATGTACTTCGTTACGATTGCTTGCATGATGGTTTCCTTTGGTATCTGTTAGGCGCTTGGCTTTGTGCAGCGCATGTAAGGAATATACAGGCTCACACAGTGTTGTGCAAGTGTTATTTAGCAGGGGAAACCCTGAATGCGACCCCACAACCAATGTTTGTGAACATCGAACGATTGTCTTTGCAATCCAGAACTACATGGCCCATGTTCGATACGATATAAACACGTCGCGTAGCATTGGCGCGGGATTGGGCGTACTCAAGGTCCGACAGTTTAACTTTGGTGTTAGCGTTCATTTTGATTCCTTTAGATTATCCAACGTGAGCCATGATCATTACGACAGTGCCAGCTAATCCAGCGGACGTTACGACTAAGCCAACGTAAGCACTCACTATTGCGATGGTCTTTGATACATCTTTAAGCTTGTGGATCATTGGGTTCCTTAGTTCCAGCAGGTAACACGGATTACTTCAATGATCGCCTCATCAGAAGCAAGGGCTTTAGTAATAGCCTCTTCTTCTGTCTTGGCTTTTACACGAAGAGTAAAGGTGTACTTGGAGTCGCGCACCATCACAATGTAAAGCTTAGTCTTGGTGTTCATTTTTATTCCCTTGGTTCGTTAGGTGTTGTGCTTCCATGGACTCCATTAGATCATGGTCTGAATCGTTGTGCAACACATTTGTGTGCAATAGGGAACATTGGTTGCGTTGGGGTTTCCAGGGGTTCATTAGGACCTTGGGTTCGTGCGCCTTTCGAACACACGATAGCTCCACGTGGAACAATAATTTTTTATGTTTCACGGCTTTCACGCAACTATGTGCGAACGCATGGATAACCCATGGGAACCCAGGGAATCCACACGATATCCATACGCTCGCACTGATGTGCCGGCACAGGGCCAACACGCCCTGAATTACCCAGGAATCTCAGGTGATCTACACCTGTTCTATGCACATTAGATAACTCATCGGATGTATCTCCTTTGATATCAATGACTTAGCAGCGCGTCTGTCCTGTGCCTTGGCTACTGCTGTCCTGAAAGACCGGTTATGCCAGCCTGGAAAAGCGCTTCAAAACCCCCGCTAAAGACCGGTCAGCGTTGTTGTTGTTCGACCTTCACGGTGGGAGCCCAGGTCCCAGGAAATCCCCAGGTACCCCCAGAATCCGTCCCGTCCCCATTTATCCCAATCCCCTCCCCAAAGACCCCTTAGGGACCCCTAGTTTTCCCCCAAAAGAGACCCCCTAGGGACCCCCGGGTAGGCCCCAGGTACCCTACAGACACTGTTGGTTCCACACAACACTGTGCAGACTCTTGTGCAACAGTAAGGGGGTAAGGGGGATTCCTAAGACCAAGGGTTTCCTAAGGACCCTAAGGTATCTAAAGATTATCTCTAAGGTTAATCATTATTAATAACCCTTATAAATACTCTTTAGATTCTCTAGGTCTTAAGTCTTAAGAACCCAAGGAATCCTTAGCCCTCACTAAAGCCTTATCCAATCCCTATATATTGAATATAGGTCTATCAATATTGGTCTCCCCTAATAGGGACCATAGGTACCCTTTGGGTATCCATTAGAATCCCAAAGACTCCATGGCATTAGAATCAGCAACTTATATCAATGGTCTCGTCCCCACGAATCCTTTGGGCAGTGATGCCCTTGCATTCGCAGACGATCACCTTCGGCTTATTAAGTCGACCATCAAGAATACCTTCCCCAACATTACTGGCCCTGTAGTTTGGAACCAGGATTACATCAACAATATGATGCCCATTGGGGCGGTCATTATGTGGACAGGAGTGACGGTCCCTCCGGGTTGGGCCTTGTGTAATGGGCAGACTGTCGCTCGTACGGATGGCGCAGGGAATATCACCACGCCTAACCTCCTAGACCGCTTCGTCATTGGGGCAGGGAATACCTACCCACTGCTGCAGGCTGGTGGTAGTGCTTTCATCAACCTCGATGTAACCCAGATGCCCTCGCACAACCATGATGCGTGGACGGATAACCCAGGGGACCATAACCACGCGGTAATTGGAGTTACCGGGGCAGTAGGGGACCACACCCACAACCTTCCTAACCTAGGCTCGGTCCAGGCAGGCTCCGACAACGGAGGTGCGAATGTGCCGGTCAATACCGGTTATTCCTCGGGTCGCTTCCAGAACGCCACGAACGGTGCTGGCGCCCACACCCACGATGTCAGCATTGTGTCCCAAGGTGCAGGCAACCACACCCACGCAGTTGGAGTAGGCACGAGAGGTAACGGAGCGGCTATCGACATCCGCAATCCGTACTACGCCCTCTACTACATCATGAAATACTAAGGCCTGTACATGCCCCTTGAATCAGCCAATTACATCTCTCAGCTTGTCCCTACGAATCCCCTGAGTACCGATACGGTATCCCAGGCCGATGATCACCTTCGGGTCATCAAGACAGCCCTGAAGAACACCTTCCCGAATCTAGATGCCCCGGTCACGGTCACCCCCACGCAGTTGAATTACCCGGTACCCAAGGGAGTCATTGTGATGTGGTCAGGTTCCCGGGCTGTCATCCCTGCAGGCTATACGGTCTGTAATGGGGTAACGGTTACAGGTACCGATGGGAAACCTGTGACTCCTCCGGACCTCCGTAGCAAGTTCATCATGGGCGCTGGAGACCCGGCCTCAGGTTACACCGAAGTAGGTGGCACAGGCGGTGGTGCTCTCACAGGGATGGCAGGGGCACACACCCATACGATCAATGGGACCACTGAGGTCCTCACTGTGGGTACCACGGCTGTCCAGAGTGGCACAGGGACCTCTGTGGTCTCCTCGGTTGCTCCTCAGTCCCATACGCACACAGCGAACCTCGTCGGTGATCACCAGCACACCGCACTTCCTCCGTTCTACGCCCTCGCGTACATCATGAAGATCTAATCAATGCCAACTCTCCCGCTTCGCAAACTGGGGGCGGTGGGGGTCATCACTGATGCCAACCCGTACGATCTCCCTCCCAATGCCTTCTCAGCTTGCAACAACGTCAT